ATCTTTGCCACCGCGAACAATATTGATTTTAAGCATCCTCGAACTCCCTAACCAGGTCCTGTATCTTAAGTACCTCTTCAACCATTATATCATCAATTTCTTTGTTTTTGTATGTTTCGAGTTTTTCAAGAACCTGCTCAAACTTCTCTTTGAGTTGTTCGTTTTGCAGTGCCTCATCGTTGCCGTGTGAAACCAACTTACTCTTTAAATCAGAAACTTGCTCGTTCATGTATACCTTCAACTCAATAGAATTGTCCGAGAAAGAAGCAACATAATTAGTTAAGAGATCTTTTTGATTCTCTGGAAGATCTGCATACTTCTTGTTAAAACCTTCTACGAAAGTCTTGTAAGTAAGATTATCAATATGTTGCTGTTCTCCTTCCTGCGCCGAAGTGAGTGACTCTACCATCTTCTCTTCCAAAATCATCTTTTCTTTAATGGATGTCTTGTTATTGAATATTCCGTACACTGTTGCAAGACTTTTGTAATTCGGTACGAAGGTACCGAAGACACCAGAGGAAAGTTGATAGTTCATCTCTTTGATCAATTTGTTTTGAGATTTAAATATCTCCTGATCGCTCAGTGTTCTATACCTCTGCTTCGCCTCTTGCAGCATTTTTTCTGCTTCGGACTTTGTCAACTCCTCAGTCTCAAGAACTTCACGATAGATCTTTAACTCTTGATTGAGTACAGAACCCTTTGCAAAGTTTTCTTTAATGATCCTCTTTACAAGAGTCTGCCTTGCAGTATTCTTCTTCACAACTGCCTTAATATACTCTCTCGTGAGAGTCTCGAACAAAAATGCTGTATTTCTTTTTTTATTATGCTTCAGTCTCATTTTTAGGTTTCCTATTGTTCAGTTCGCTGATGAGGTTTACTACTTCTCTGTTTAAGGAAAATATACTCTCCTCTTCTTTATTATAAGTAGTATCATTAGACTCCGAAAGTCTTTGCTTATCTTCCTCAACAACACCTCTGGATAAAGATTTTAACTTTTTATATCCCGGTACAGTCCTATACGACTGAGTTCTACCGCCGTGATCACGTTTATCACGCTCTCCTGTCATCTGTTTTGTTACGTGGACCTTGCCCTTTGACCTCTTGTGTTGCGCGTCGTAGGTATCTTCTCTTGATCCTGGTGCTGCCAGTAATGGACTGTCATCTGCCGCTGGTTCTGTACCTGCGTCGGCATCGCCCATACCTTCAAGTCCACTTAGATCAACACCGTCGCCGCCTTCGTTACCGAATTCATCAGTTCCGAGGAGATCTTCTTCAGCACCTAAACCACCAGGCGTTGCCTCTGCCTGCGCCTGCTCGGATGATGCCTCAAGTCTAGCATCGAACTGTCGATCATAATACATCTGTCGTTGGTTCTTAACGAATTCTTCCTCGGTCATGTTGAACAAGTGTGATGCAATCCATTGTCGACTAAAGTATCCTTCTGTTGCTGCAGACGCTACATCAAATTTTGTCTTCCAGTGTTCCAATTCTTGCAGTTCAGCAATCTTCGAAGGACTGTTCAATCTAAGTTTGAAATTGATTAAATCCTCTCCACGATAACCAAGAGTGTAAAGATGGATGACGCCAATCTTTTCCATCTCGGTCACAACAGATCTTTGTAGTCTTTGGACCGTTCTTGCAAAACGAATATCCTTTTGTGCAAGAGTTGTGGCATCCTCTCCGCCGCCTTCACCAGCATTTGTACTGGTCAAATAAGATCCTGGAATCTTCAACGCCGAGAACAACTTATCTCTTAAGTATTTAACATCGTCAATATCACCGGTGTATGTGCCGCCTGGCAAACTCTCAACCCTGGAAGATGAACCTGCACGCGTAGGAATAAAATAATCTTCATCTACAGACATCGGGTTGTATCTTAAATCAACGCGACCCGACGTAGGATCTACGACCTGGTTTCGCTTCATTGATGTCATCACCTTCTGCATATACTGTTCTATATCTTGAGGTGGTATGGCACCCACGTCGATATAAAATACTCTTCGTTCTGGAGACCTGACGATACGATACGCCATCATCGCGTCTTCCAGTAAGGTCAGTTGGCGCCATATGCGCCTAGCAGGTTCCAATACCGATGTGCCGTAGGGACTGTACTTGTCGTTACCCAAAATTCTAAAGTGACCAATCTGCCAGTTTTCAAAAGTTAATCCTGCTGAGTTCCATTGAAACTGGCAATAGTTTGGATTTGTCTTGTCTTCCCCCTCCAGTCTTTCCAATTCTTGTCCAGGTAACCCGATAACACTCTTGATGCCCATGACGTCATCGATGTCTAAGTATAGAAAGAAATCTCCATACTTAACCATGCTTCTGCACCAACCAAAGATGTTATACTCGATGTTCATTATGCTGAAATAAAGAGCAGATAGGATTCCCTTGATCTCTTCGTTGTTGCAGTCGATCGTCATCAGTGGCGACAGGGCGCTATGATTCGTCATCTCGTCGGCATATATATCTATTGCTGACGCGATTTCTGGTGTGTATTCCATCTGGTCGAAATCAATATATCTTTCTAATCTGTTTTGACCGCTCTGAGCGCCGCCATAAAGACCAGCAAACGGATTGTAGTCCGTTCTCTTAAACTGTTGTCCACTAGCAGATGTAAACTTACTAGCATGCTTGTCTAACTGTCTTCTCCTAAGACGTCGCGCCGTTTGAGTCCTGTAGTTGACAATCGGACCTGATAACAGTCTTGTCAACTTTTTAAACAGATTACTCTGTGCGTTCATTGGATTTGTTTTTCTACCGCCTGCCATATCGTTTATCCTTTAAACAACCAAGGAAACTGATCGTAAGTCTGTGAGTGCTTCTTTTGTTGTTCAAAGACGCTATCACCCTCATAACCGTGCATACCTTTTATTGTTGTGTTCATTTTAGTTTTTGCTGCAACCATTGTAGCAAGAAATGCTTTATTATATTCTATATTTCTTTTGTTCTCTATCAACGCTGTATCCCTCACCCAACAACCTATTGCGCACGCCATGATTAAATCATCATTGTAAGAGCGCATTGCTTCGGGTCGTCCATTGTTCCAGACAAATGTCTTCATCTCATTGTAGAGACGAGGAGAGTTTATCGTAATTAGTTCATTTCTTACAAATTCTTCAAACTTTGCCACAATCAATGGTCTTGTCTTTTGACTAGTTGTAAAACCAGCAACAGCGTTGGACGCTGCTTCTGCTGTGAGTTGGTCTACATACTCGTGAGAAGACTTGATTGAGTGGTATATATTAGGATACTGCATTTCTATAAGTTTGTCAAGAACTGCGAACCCAACTGTGTTGTTTTCTACTACTACCATGCAGTCTCCATACTCCCTCCCTGCGCTGAACAGAACCTGAGAGAATAAATCTGGCGTGAGTCTGCCTTGATATTCTGCGACAAGTTCCATCGTAAGTGTGTTGAAGACATGGAATACAGAATAATCCTTTCCGTCCCCTCTTGCGACATCTGCACTCAGCAAATATGGGACACCCGCCTCGGCCTCTTTCCATATCCAATAGTTCCTATCAAAACCTGACTTATACTTGGGTTCTGACATAGACTCTCTTATCGACTGCATTCTTTCTGGGTGGAATACTGTTTCTCCCGACATGTTAAAATTACATTCTAACTCTTGGGCGATCTGTCTTCTCGACATGTTCTTTGTTTCTTTTACAAACCATTCCTGGTCCCTATCTGGATGGACCTCCCAGGGCAGGATCGTATGAAAGAAGTCGTTGGATTGACTTTCAGAATCCACGTACGTCTTGTGAAACCAGTTACCAACGCCATTAGGCGTCGAGAGTGCGATACAGCGGCCGCCAGTTGATAGAGTGGGGTATAGACCTGTCCACAACTCGTTAAGACCCTCTACGTGCGCTGCTTCGTCTATAACAAGCAAAGACAGTGCCTCTGAACGTCCTGCATCACCTGAAGTAGAAGATGCTTTGATCTGAGATCCGTTTGTCAATTCAAACGATGTTCTGTTATCTACAGATACTTGTGCTATCCTTATCCAATCAGGACAGTTCCTCAATATCGTCTTTACCTTCTTTACTAGGTTTGCAGCAGTGCCAAACTTTGTAGCAAGAACGAGGACGTTCTTTTCTTTGTGAAATATCATCAACCAGACAACGTACGCTGCGGTAACTGTAGACAACCCTAACTGGCGTGCCTTAAGGACAATGTTAAATCTATGATCCTCAAAATTCTTTAATGCATCCTTTTGGAATGGGTAGGTCTTGAATGGTATCAATCCCCTAAGTGGGTGCGTTATCTTTGCATAGTTAGAGATGAAGTAGTCCGGGTCTCGGCCGGACTTTACTATCTCTCTCATTATTTCTTTCTTGGTTAGGATTGAATTCATCTCTTCCTGTTTGCGAAATCATATGCCTTGAAGGATTCGAATGGGTCGGACTTTCGTTTATCGTTAGGGGTCTTCTTTGCTTCCGGTGTTGATGGAATATCCAACCCTGGTCTGTCGGGCAATTGCTCATCAACGCCGCCGATGTTAAATGCCTGGCGTGCAGTCACGAGAGTCCTGACTCTTGACACAGGTTGGACGAGTACGTTGACGTCACCGTCCGCTGTAATCGACAGACTTGACTTCGTTAGCGCACGGTATTCCTTTTTCAAGAATGCTGCAATGTCTGAGATCATGCTAGATACATCGTTTTCCAAAGTTCCACCATATACTTCCTTGAGTTTGATCTCACTAGAATAGGTTATGAAAAGTTTATTCCCTCCAAACTGGACTCCGAATCCGTCCATGACTCGTGAGTCAATCAAGGGATTGGTGTCTTCGTCACCTTCTCTCTTTAATCCAATCTTTAAAGGTTCGTCGTTTTCATCCAGTGCACCATCATATTTCTTCGATAGAACCTGTGAGATGCCATTGATAATTTCAAGTGTTGTTGCCATTAGTTTGCTCCTTTGTGGGTCTCCATCCCGCATGCCATCTTTCTTCCCTGTCTTCGACCCACTGTACGTAGCATCCGAAACAACATTCGAACTTTGCCATATACAGATCATCTTTCTCAGAGAACGAATAAGACTGACATACTGGGCATTCCCTTTCGTTTTCTCTAGTAAGTAGTTTTTTTGTAATCAAAAAACCTTTGTAGTTTTCTTTAGATTTCTTCTCATCTTTGAAAAACTTTCTTTTGTAAAATTCTTTTACTTCTTCTTCGTGCTTTTTCTCTTTTTCAGGAGTCCAATGCTTCTTGGGGTTTTGAATCGCTTCCTCCCCCCATCGCTGCTCGATCGCCTTCTCCAGTTTAACCACAATGTTGGGATCTTTAGAATTTTTCATCTTCCTACCAAGACCCAGATACCCAGTACAGATCCAGCGCCGACGACAAACCCGCCCGTTGTAAAGAGATACCAGTAGTTGTTAGGTCTGCTAAGTGCAACCTTTTCCAACTTCTCGATCTCCTGGTTTTTGTTTTGAATAGTTGACTGCAATTCGTTTTCCAGACTCTCGACCCTTACATTCAGGTTTCCCACTTTAAGGTTGTATTTTGCACTTAGTTTATCAACCTCTTTGCCAACCTTTAAATGGCATCGGTCATCCTCCTGTTCCTTATCCGCAATGATCTTTGCCATTGCCCTTTCAGTCAGACACCAACCGTCATAAGGGGCAGGGTTGCCCTTTAGAACTTTCGATACGTCTTGTGCTAGTACAGAAGCGGAGAAACTAATTAAAGTTAGAAAAATCAAAAAGTTCTTCAATCTTTTGCTTAACGACATCAGGATTTCCTTTCGAGTCTTCAACTATTTCCTTGACTCTTTTTTTGTTTGCCTTAGTGATTTTAACATTTTTGTCACTATATTTTTTCTCTATCTCTTCTAGTGTCTTGTGATATTCTTTTATGTTTTGGTCTCTTTCAGAAAGTTCCCTCTTGTGGTTCTCTTTGAGTTCAACTATCTGCCTTTCATACGATTCCTTTTTTGCTGCTAAAACGTCCATCGCTGCTTGGGCGTTCTTTCTAGAAAGCGCCCATATAACAACAGACCAAGCAACTATAAGAGGAACCTTCCAGTTCTCTCGCAACCAAATCCAAGTAAGTTTTATGTGATACATTTTAGATTATTTTTGCCCGTGCTTCCACTGGGCCGCTAAGTCAACTAGTGCCTGAGAACCAATATAGGCAAGAGTGACGGCAACCCAATCCGCTGAAGTAAGAGATCCGCCTACTGCCAATCCCGTGGCAGTTAACCATGCCAAAAACTTCCTAGAAATAAATCGCTCCACGTATCTGTCAGCAAATGATTTTAGTGCTGTCATAATGTTACCCCCCTTAGACGCTAACATGAGCAAACCCGTCTTTTTTATCGATAACGATCTGCATATCCACTGCGTCTTTAAGAGTATCTAGGTGTGAGATTAGAATAACAGTCTTAAAATATGACTTCACCATGTCAATTATTCGCACGAAACCTTCCATATTTTCCGCATCCAAGGCGGTTCCTGGTTCGTCCAAGATAAAGATATCCGGTTTAGGTAAACTAGACACTGACAGTAATGCAAGTCTGATTGCCATTGCTGCTATGGTCTTCTCTGCGCCTGACCCCATTTCAATTAATCTTGCGCCGTGCTTAGGGTGTTTGATAAAAATGTCCAGTCTCTTTTCACTGTTCTCTATAAAAACATCGAACTCAACAACACCAGTTAGAACCTTCGCAACCTCTTCGTTAATGGTAGGCAACCTATCTTTTATGATATCGTGAGATATTCCGTTATTGTGAAAACACTTCATGAATAAATCGTATGCTGCAAACTCAGTTCTTAGGGTTCTTAACTCCTCCTTGCGACCCTGTAATTGCTTAACTTGCTGTTCAAGAGACCCAACCTCCCTAAGCAAAACATTGGTCTCCTTCTTGCAAACATCGCACTCTTTGCCATACTTTTTGATCTCGGATTCGAGGGATCTTTTCTTCGATAGAAGTCCTTCGAGATTTTCTATCGCCTCGCGATTGTCCTCATACTCACCCATCTTTAAAGTAAGTTTTTCCAATATCGTGGTCTCTTTAAATATGCTACTCTCTATCCTCTCTAATGTCATTTCTGCCTTGGACAGTTCTTCCCGTACTGAGTCTTGTTTGCCCTTGAGGAGTTCAAACTTTTCAGTGTAATACATAACATCGTCTGGGTTCATCAGTTGCACTTTTTCTCCAAGATCATTAATACTCTTGGAAATATCTCCCATTAAGTCCGATTTGATCTGTACCAATCCTGTGGCGTCATGAGCATCCTTTATGAACTTACAACTAGGGTAGGAATCACCACAGGGAACTTCCGATAGCAAGTCACTGCGTGTTTGGTATTTAGTTTTTTCGATCGATGCTTGCTCCAACTGTTTGATGTACACGTCTATCTGATCTCTACTTTTGATTATTCGACTCTTCTTTTCATCATACGTGTCGATATCAAACCCCGACAAGAACTTAAAGATTTCTTCATTCCTCTCTTTCGATCCTTCAACCTTCGAAACAAGACTCCCTCTTTCTTCTTCGAGTCTTCGAAGGTTCTTCGTTCTTGTTTCAACTTCCATACCAACCTTAATCGGGTCGATGATCTCAGTC